GCTTTGTCGACAGCAAGGCCGACGCCAACCTCTATGGCGCGCACTACGACGCGATCTGCCACGCCATCGCCGAGGCGATCACCGGCCAGGACATCGGCGACACGCCACCGGTCGAGCCACCCGGTGAGCAGCCGCCATCGCGTCCCGAGAACCCCTACGACACTCCGCTCTCGTCGCGCCCGGTGCTTGGCATGGGCGACGAGGGTTGGCACGTGGAGGACCTGCAGACCATGCTGAACTGGGAACTGCGGCCCTCTCCGAACCTCACCACCGACGGCGACTTCGGCGGCCTCACCGAGGAGGCGGTGATGGACTATCAGGCCACGCGCGGCCTCGACTATGACGGCATCGCCGGCGAGCAGACCTGGACCGCGCTGTACGCGCACAAGGAGCCGCTGCCGCCGCCACCCCACGCCCTCACCGAGGCGGAGATCGAAGACATCTGCCACATCGCCAACGAGAGCGTGATCTCGAACTATTCGTGGGACGATCGCGGCATCGCGCCGGTCGGCTACATGCAGGGCATGGCCTGCGCCTTCGCTCAGTCGGTGAAGAAGCTCAAGACCGGCCACCCTGCGGTGCTGGTGATGGCCTCGGCGCGGATGAACAGCGACAAGGACGCGCTCAACGTCTACCGCTCCGAGTTCGACAACATGCGCATGTCGAACGAGAACGACGGCATCGACACGCTGCGCCATCTCTATGCGCTGATGCTTGGCTCAGGCATGCGCGAGAGCAGCGGCCGGCATTGCGAGGGCCGCGACCAGAGTGCCACCAACACATCGAGCGACACCGCCGAGGCCGGGCTGTTTCAGACCAGCTACAACGCGCACAGCGCCAGCGACCCTGAGTTCTCGAACCTGATGGCGGAGTATTCGCAGTCGGCAAACAAGCCCAGCTGCTACCTCAGCCAGTTCGACGACGGGGTGTCGTGCTCGTCGAGCGAGTGGAGCTGCTACGGCAGCGGCAAGGGCTACGACTTCCAGCAGCTGTGCAAGGAGTGCCCGGCGTTCGCGGTCGAGAGCCATGGCCTGACGCTGCGCAACCTGTGCAACCACTACGGCCCGATAATCCGCAAGGAGGTCGAGCTGAAGTCCGACGCCGATCGGATGTTCAAGCAGGTGCAGGCCTACCTGGAGGACGACGGCACCAAGGTGGCCAAGCACGTGCGGGTGCCGGCAAAGAAGAAGCAGAGGGTGGCGCGGCGATGACCCCTGGACCCAGCGAAGAGATCGGCCAGACCGCGCGAAGTTTCTTCGAGGTCATGAAAACCCAGCCCGCAGTGCTGGCGCTCATCGTTGCCAACATGGCCTTGCTGTTCTTCATCTACTACGCGCTGCAAAGCGCTGCGGTCAGTCGCAACCAGCTGGTGACGCAGATACTGGACAATTCAAACGCCATCCACGCGCTGCTGCAGCAGCGCGCCATCGGTTGCCCGGACACGAAGGAGAAGCCACCATGATCGGCGCAGTGATCGGCCTCATCCTGCTGCTCGTCCTGCTCGGTGTGGTGTGGTGGGGCATCCAGCAATTGCTGCCTCTCGTCCCGATGGGCGAGCCGTTCGCCACCATCGTGCGGGTGCTACTCGCGATCCTGCTGGCGGTGATCGTGATCTACGTGATCATCCAGCTACTCGCCCTCGCCGGGGTTCACGTCCCGATGTGGCGCTAGATAGTCCCACAGACTGTCCTTGCCCAATAACGCCCGGCCGGTTTCACCGATGCCGATGAAAAAGATGCCGCCGAGGATCGTGCCGATAAATGCGCGCACATACCAGGGCCGGGTGAAAAGCCAATTCATCACAACACCTGTGCAAACAGCTTCTTGAGATCACGCCCGGAGTAAGCGACCTGCACCGCCTCGGCGTGCATCAGCTCGGCCTCGTCCCAGGTCCAGCAGCGCGCCTGATACTGGTCGTGCTCGCCGCCGAAGATCATCGTCTCGAATAGGCCATGGACGTGCTCCATGCCGAGGAACACCGTGCTCACCCAGGAGCCGTTGGTGAGCGTGGTCTGCGCGACGTGGCGGTCGGTCTTCGCCATCCAGCGCCCCCACACGTGGAAGTCGCTCACCGGCTTCGGCGTCTTGCCGTCGAGGATGTAGAGGCCGAGGTCGGTCACGGCGACACCTCCTCGATCTGGTCGGCCATGTCGCGCAACAGCTTTACCAGGGTGCCGCCATCGACAAAGGGTGGCAGGGCCTGCACGGAGAAGCCGCTGCCCCTATCGCCCTCGACGATGATCAGCACGACCGCCTGAGCGTTGGTGGTCTCGCGGACGAGGGTGGCGAGGTCGTCGTACTTGCCGGGACCGACGGGCATCACGACGTGTCCATGGCGGGGAGTGGCCGTTCGCTCAGGCGTGCCAGCAACTCGGTCTCCGGCATGTCGAGGAGATCGGAAAGCTTGTTGAGGCGATAGACCGTGATCTTGGGCGTGCCGATCTTGATGTAGCGATGGGTCACCGCGTCATCCCAGCCCCAGGCGCGCGCCAAGTCGGCCGCAGTGAAGCCGCGATCAATCAGCGCCTTGCGTAACCATGCGTGTCGCTCAGTCATATTTCCAGGCTCCTTCGCCGGCCTTCGCCGGGATGATGGTGAGCTGTCTTGCATGGCCCAAGCCTATGCCCCGCTGGTAATTCCGTCATCCAAATTTGTTGGAACAGAAGGGAAACTTTAACCCTTCCGTCCCATCCTACGCTCCGTGAACGCACCGAAAACGCCGTCCTACGGGTGCCAATGAAATCAGTTGCTTAAGGTTGGTGGAACGGATAATTTCTGGCCAATTTCTCTAATGATTTCAATGGGCCCGTAGGACGCGTAGGACGCACGTAGGACTCCTACGTTTTTGGGGTACCTGTTGTGTTCTTTCGAATTGCAACCATCATCTTCATCATCGCGTCATCCCACTTCACCTGAAATTTTGGGTTTGACGCGAGCTGGACCATGCGCCGGGCAATCGGCTCAGCCTGAGCTTTCGAAACCATGCCGCTCACCAGCACAGCCGGATCGTTGCCTGTGGGCCAGCAGCCCAGCAGAACTGTCTTTGCGCGATGTTCCAACAGCAGATCGCGAATTTGGAAGGCTGCAATTGGATGCAGTCTGTAGTCCTGCCCGATCAAGTCCAGCGTGACGCAGCTGCAGGTTCTGCCTTCGGAGTGGACTATCACGAACGGATGATTGACCACCTCGCAGTGATAGAACCAGTCGCGCTCGTCATCGTCCTGGCGCTTGCCGCGAAGAACAAGATAGCCGATCTCGAAGGCGCTCATTATCTCAGTCATGATTGGGGCCTCTTCCGAGTTGCAACCCGACGCGCCTGGATGGCCCGCGCCTTGTCGAGCGTGCCGCGGGCGTAACGCTGCGTCATCTGCCGCGCCGCATGGGTGCCGAGCACCTTCTGCACGTTGGCAAACTCGATGCCGTCGGCGTCGACACCCTCGGTCGCCTCGGTGATCGCACCCGACCGCATGTCCATGCTCTGGACGCCCTTCCATCGCGGGTCGGTCTTCTCGCACTCGGCGGCAATCTTTTTCCACTGTCGCCAGAACGCCAACCGGCGCCACGGGCCGGTGACGAAGTGCGGCCCGGAGTGGACGACGACCGGCCCGATGCGCTGCTCGGGCGGGACATGCTCGAGTTCCTCCATGATCATCGGACACAGCGTCCAGTCCGACACCGCCTTCTTCGTGCGCCCTGACTTCGAGGTCGGCTTGATCATCACGAGGTCGGCGCTGACGTGCTCGCCCCACAGCAGGCCGGTCGTCCAGCGGTGATAGTGCCGGACCAGGGCGGTCTGGTGCTCGTTGACCTCGCCCTTCTTGAGCGGCTCCCACTGGCCGATGACGTCGGCCTGCCGCAGCGCCGTCTCGAACTGGATCGCAGTCGCTAGCGCGATCGACGGATAACCCTGGGAGTGAGCTTCGGCGCGGAAGGCGTCGACCATGTCGGCGGTCACCTCGGTGGTGCGTGCCTCGCCGATCTCGAACCGCATGAACGACAGGATGCCCTGCTCCTTGCCAGCAAGCCGGACGCACTCCTCGCGCGCCCGCGGCTCGGCGATGATGCCGAAGCGAAGCACGGCGCGCAGCGTCGACATCAGCTGGTTGGAGTAGCCGATGCGCTCGCGCCCGCCCGGCTGTTTGGGCTCACGGAAGTGGTCGTACCAATCCCGTATGTCGGCGCCGGTGACGTCGGCGATCTGACGCATGCCGATCTGCTGGGAGAGGACGCGCAGGTAGGTGGTCTGCACCTGCTGGGTGTTCCACTTGCAGTTCGTGTTGTAGGGGCTGATGCGATCGGTCTGGTAGGTGTTGATGAGCCAGCGCAGGGTGCCGTCGAATGCGCCTCGATCGTCCTGTGGCCCGTGAGTGATGAACTCCAGGGCCTGCGCCTGCCATACCCGGCAGGCCGCGGCTAGCTCGACCGGGGTGGCGTCGGGGTCGAGCTGGATGGTTTTTGGGGTGAAGCCTTTGGCTTTCGCTGCGCGCGGTGCAATCCAATATGGGACACGCTTGCCGCTGGCTCGGGACTTCCATTCGAGTCCGGGGGCATCGCCGGGGGCGAGGTCGCGGTGGAGGTCGGTGACTCTGGACATTCGGTTTTCCATTTTTCCGGTTGATCAGGCTTCACCCGCGGGGCCGCTTCTGTGGTGAGGCCGTTGCGCCGCTGAAAGAACCGCTCGACAGCCGGCCGGTAGCGGCCACCCATCACCGGATCAGACTGCGGCAGGCCAACGCGCTCCAACATCCTGACGCGATCCTTCCAGTCGCGCAGGCGGCCGGGGCCCAGGACGAACTCGGCGATCTGCTCTTCGGTGCAATACAAGGGAAGTTCCCGCGATGCCATTTTAGCATATCCAAATAATTATTAACACTTTGTTAAGATTTGCCTGCCTGCCCCGCCGCGCCAAGCCCCGCCGTGCCGTGCTGCGTCTTGCCCAGCCGCATCAGGCCATGCCTTGCCTGCTTCGCCACGCCTCGTCAGGACCAGTCTTGCCGAGAGTTGCCGGCCCCGCCTAGCCGCGCTCCGCCCGGCCATGCCTCGCCTTGCCTTGCCCCGCCGTGCCTGCCTCGCCACGCCCCGCCAAACCAAGCCGCGCCGGGCCAGCCCGTGCCTGCCTTGCCCGATCCAGCCCCGCCGGGACGGGCCATGCTCAGTCAATCCGGGCCTGCCTCGCCTCGCCTGGCCCCGTCGTAGCTGGCCTTGCCATCCAGGCCTGCCAGGTCCCGCCGGGCCTTGCCCCGCCAATTCCCGCCGTGCCATGCCGCGCCGTGCCATGCCCCGCCTGCCTCGCCCGGCCCGGCCACGCCTCGCAGTGCCTCGCCGCGCCTCGCCCAGCCATGCCTGCCTCGCCTACGCCGCTATGCCCCCGAGCCAGTCTTTCAGCGTTACCGCCTCCTCCAGCATCCCCTGCAGCCTTGCCGACAGGCCGCGGTGCTGCTGGTCAAGCGCATGTGCAATGCCACGCGCGCGCTCGATCGCGCTGACGATGCGGTCGAGTTCGTTGGTGACGATCACGGTGGCATCGCCGCGGCTATGTCGGCCCATCGTCGCGACATAGCCACCCTCGTTCGACTTCGCCGTCGGATCGCTGACATAATACGGCACCCTAATTTTCATGGTCTCGTCGACGACGATGACCGTGACGTATCGCGAGATGATCTCCTGGGCGCGGTCGAGCCAATGTGCAGTCGCGGCTCTTTCCTTGTTCCAATCGAACATCTTGCCGAGCACGCTCTTCTTGTTGGCGCTCGCGTAGGCGAGGACGGCCTGGCGTGTCAGCCGGCCGCCGTTCTCCGCTCGAATGTCTTCGAGGATTGCCTTGATCTGGTCTTCACGGTGTGACGTCATCATTGTGCTCCGAGATAATCTTCATCGCCGGGCTTGCCGCGCGTGCGGTGGATCGTGACGCCCTTCGGCGGCTTGCTGCCGTTGCGCTTACGGCCGGCCTCGGTCTTACCCATCGCCTCGCGACGCTGGATTTCCTGTTCGAACCAAACCAGCAGTTCCTCGGTTTCCTCGTCGTAGAAGATCGGCGTGGCGAACGCCTTCTGCTGGGCGACGCGGCCCTGCGTCTTTACGATCCGGTTCCAGTCCGCGTTGTCGGCACCGACGACATCGTAGGCGCCGAAGTTGCCGCCCTTCTGCGAGCGCCAATCGCCGACGCCGATGATCTTGCCGGAAGCGCCGGCGAGGTTCACCACCGAGCGCTCGGTGATGATGGCGGTGATGTACTGCACCGTAACCCCCACCGCCCACTCCTGGAAAATGGCGCGTGTGCGGACATCGGGTGTCCGGGAGATATCGCTGTTGCGCACCATTGCGCAGAAGATGCTCGGAATGCCGAACAAGTCGATGTTGACATCGACCACCTTAGTGAGGCGCTCGATCTGCGCTTTCTTTGCGCCGGGTATGTCGAGCGCGGCATGACAGATCGCCTTGTGAAAGGCGCCGTTCGGCATGTGCACCAGCGCCTTCGTCTTAGGATCGCGGTTCTTGTAAACTGACCCACGAAACTCGGCGAACGGATCGTGCTTGAGCGATTGTTCGAGCGCAGCCTGGTTCCGGCTCAGGCTCGGCAACAACAACTCTTGCCAGGCCTTCTGCTGGAAGCGGTTGCAGATGAGCGGGCTCGTTCCCAACAGATGGAAATGGACCCGGCTCGCATGTATCTCATTGACTTCGATGCGCTCGACTTTGCCCCTTAGTGCCTTCTTTGCCATAGCAGTTACTCCCTGGTTTGTTAATTATGCCGGCCTCACCGCGTTTCGCCCGGCCGTGGCAGACCGTGCCCCGCCAAGCCTCGTCATGCCATGCCATGCCTCATTGTTTTGTGTTGTCTGCCTCCCTCGTTAACCGGCCCAGCTCATCCATGAGCGGGTTTAGCGACCTGCGCTCCTCGTAATTGAGCCGCTTCCACAGCACCTCGAACGCTGCGCGGCCGTGGCTCGCCGCCAGGCGTGCCTCCTCGTCGAGGGTGAGTTCGTGCTCAGGGACCGCCTCGTCCGTCGTTGAGTAGCTCTCGGTTTCGGACGAGGCGGTCGTCGCCGCCGGTGTCGAGGTTGGTACTTGGGTCGGCGGCGAACCTTGCTCGATGATCTCTCCGGTCTCGGGATCGTGCGGCGGCTCCATCACGTTGGGCGCCGGCGGTGGCGGGCGACGGGCGCCCGGCACGCTGTCGACTTCGCTCTCGTCGAGGAAGCCAAGTCCGCTGATCGACAACGTCACCCGGCGCTTGGCCTTGGTGATCGCCTTCATCACTGCGTTGGAACGCACCTCGCCCTTGAGCGCCGCCGAGAACGGCACGACGCCGAGGTCCTCGTCGCTGCGGCCATCGCGATCGATTGCCTTGACGTGGATCGTCAGCAGATCGTCGCGCACCTCTTGGCTGATGATGCTGATCGAGATGCCATGAATTTTGCGCAGCTGATCGGCGGCGTCGCGCTTGGCGTAGAGCGACAGTTTGCCCTGCAGCGTGATGTAGGCGAACGGCTGGGTGTGCGGGTTGAGCCCGAGCGACTGGCACAGCTGCACGTAATACCGCGTGCGCTCCTCGGGATTGAGCTTGGCGAGATCGCCACGCGTGATCACGTCCTCGATGACGTTGCCGCTGGCGGCGCGGGTGGGGACGGTCATCAAATCCTCCCAGGGTGGCTGCAGGTCACCATCTCGACGATCATGTTGCGGTGGTACTGCGGCAGTCCTTTGCCGGTGAGCACCTTGCCGATGTCAGCCCCGTAGATGCCCTTGAACATCTGGCAGGCGATCTCATCGTCGAACAGATATTGCTCCGTGAACGGGTGACGACTGCCGGCGTCGAGCGCGGTCGCATAGATCGTCACGCACCATGCCGCAATGAAACATTCGGGGATCATTGTGCAGCCTCCGTGATTTCGATGCGGTAGACTTCCTCGTCGGCGTCGGGCGCCTCGTCTGCCGGCGAGGCGGTGCGGATGTAGACGCGCTCGCCGATCGACGGAAACGTTGGGAAGCCGTCCCAGTATTCGGGCCCGGCCGTCGAGAACAGATCGCCGGGCCGGAGGTCTCGGCCGAGCACAGGCACTGCGTTGATGCGGATCATTGTGCAGACCCTGGATTAAAAAACTCACCGAAGCGCTCTCTGGCGGCGTCACAGTAGGCGGCATGCGCTTCTTGCTTTGTGGCAACGTATCCAAGAAATTGGCCCCGAATAGACGAGTACCATTTTCCTCGGTGTATATTGTAATAGGCGCCTTTCAGCCCCGAACGATTGTTCTTGTGGCGTCTGGCGTTTGCCATGTTTTCGCGGCGCGTCGCCAATCTAAGATTGGCTATTCGATTGTCGCCTGGGTCGCCGTTAATGTGATCGATCTCTTTGGATGGCAGCACGCCATACACCGCAAGCCACGCAAGCCGATGCTCGTAGTACAGAGCACCTCCGATCCTGATGGAGCGGTAACCCTTTGGAGATGCGTTGCCTGCTCTTGCGCGTCGACCCCGGCCTGTCCGAGACCAGGTGAATATCCCCGTGAGGCGGTCGTAACAAAGATTTTCAAGCAGGTTCATTGGTGTCCTCCCGCAACGAAAGTCTCCCAGCCCGATCACGGGTAATTCTGACACCGGCGCCAAATGCTTTCTTGGCATCGGGTGGCATGATCGACTTCAGGACCTTCTCCGCTTCCTTGCACTTTTCGGCGGTGGTCTTGGTCGCGATCCACTCAGTTGCGAAGCTCACCCACGTGTTGTTTGTGCTGAGATCAATTACCTTGCTGGCGTCGATTGGCGACGGCGCCGCCGGCAGCGCCACCGGCGACACCCGCCGCGCGACGCAGTCCATGAACATCCTGCCGCGCCGGATCATCTCGGCGATGTAGGCATCGTCACGGTCGATGTATTCGACGATCGGTTCGTTGGCGCCCATGATCACCGACAGCGCGCATTGGTTGGCGCCGGTGATCTCCATCTGCCATTGGCACTGCGGCTGGTAGCGATCGATCACCACCTCCAGCGGCTCGCGGCCACCGACGTGCTTGCACTCAATCGGACAGCTCAGATCGGCACACCAGCCGTCGAGCGTGCAGGCCGCCCAGTTGATCCTCGGGTGCACCACCACCCGGCCGCGGCTGGTCACCGGCATCTGGTTCTTCTGCTCGAACCAGTCGAGGTTGAGCTGCTCGGTCGCCTCGCCGAGGCGCACCGGCCAGACGTGGCGCAGATCCTCCTCCTCGGCCTCGCCGATCATCTCCCGGTACAGCCGGTCGATGGCGACGGGATCGCCCTTCATCAGGCAAGCGATGCGGCTGCCGGTCAGCTTGCCGGCGCGGGCCTTGAGCTGCTCAGCTGTGAGCATTCGCCGGCTCGGATGCTGGCGCGGGCGGCGGCGGCGGATTGGTGACGTTTGTGGTGTCGGCCTGGCTCCAGTGGCCCGGCGAGCCGAACCAGGCGGTGCCGTCATCGCACAACAGCCAATGTTCAGCGCCGCCCAGTGCGATCTGCACGATCTTGCGGACCGGCGTGTCTTTCGGCGCGGCGGCGAGCTTCGGCGACTTGTGTGCCGGGGCCGGCTTCTTTTTTGCGGCAAAATTCTTGGGCTTCGATTTCATCGGGGCGCCTCCTCGGGTGCCGCCGGCCCGGCTGGAACCTCCGTGCGAACACAGGGAGCCCCGAGGGGGCACCGGGCCGGCGGCTCTGTCGTCTTATCCAACTCAATTGGAAAGGTCAAACGGCAGCCGTCGCCGGGCCATCAAATTATTTTGCAACTGACGGCGAAATTGCCCAATCGAGTTGCTGGACACATCCGCCCTTCGGTGGGATCATCGCACCGTCATCGAAATTATATGGAGCAGTCGTACTGCTGTAGCCTGTCTCAGGAGCGCCCCATGCATTGCGGTTTTGTGCGCGCAAAGCGAAACATCGACTACGCGCCGCACGGCACGGTCAAAAAGGGCGAGCTGGGCATCATTGTCGGCGACGACGGCCATGTGCGGTGGATGAAGAAGCATCGCCGCATGTCAGACTGGGGCAACCAGACGTTTCCGGAGACGGATGACATCGAGCGCATTCGCTCGCCGCTGATCGTCACGCGGTGGCAGATGGCGACCGTGGGCTTCGTGTTCTGTGGCCTGTTGCTCGCGGCCTACCTGCTGCCGGTGCCGGAGCCGGCACATCACTGGCTGTTCCACCGCGACGGCGGCAACGCCGCGGAGCGTCGCTACATGCAGCGCGATCCTCCGCATTTTATCGAACGTGTCGTGGACGGCGCTAACGGCAGCACGTGGCTCGTCACCTTCGAGCGGATAAAGGGCCACCACATGCGGGTGGCGACGCGCTACGAACTCACGCCGGCTCAGGTTGACGTGGAGCTGCGGCGTCTGGATGCGCCTTAGCGATGGCCTGCAGCTGTTTCGTCAGGATCATCGAGTGTTTGGTGTTGCGGTAGATGTAGTCCATCGAAATCACCGGGAACAGCTCGCACAGCTGGCGCGCGGTGCGCCAGTACATCGCGTAGCCCTTCTCGTAGTTCATCCAGGTCGAGTAGTTGACGGCGATGCCCTTGGCGTTGAGCCAGCGTTGAAACTGGGCGGCATTCATGCCGGTGGACTGTCTGATCGCCCGCACACGCTCGCCCATGTCGGGCTCGACGGCTTCGTCGCCGCTCGAGTACAGCTTCATTCAAGGTTCCTTCCCGGTTCCATCGGGACTCGCACCTTAACATCCAATTTAATTTGATGCGAGCGAAACTTTCCGGCCTTGCACACTACAACTGAGTTGGCTATAGCTGGCCAATGACCAAGAACCTGCGCACGGCACGCACCGTCATCGCCGCCCTCGGCGGCACGCCCAAAGTCGCCGCCCTCACCGGCGCCAAGTACAGCCGCGCCTTCAATTGGCTAAGCAAAGGCTACTTCCCGTCCTGGACCTACCTGCTGATCACCAAGGCGCTTGCCGAGCGCGGGCTCACCGCATCCCCCAGCCTGTGGCCGGGCATGGAGCGGCCCGCCGACCAACCCTCGACCCGGCACGGTCATGCATGACTGGAACGAAAAGGAAATTGGCGACCTGCGGCGCATGTGTGCCGAGGGATGCACCGCGCGCGTCATCGCCGACTGGCTCGGCACCACCCGCAACAGTGTCATCGGCAAGCTGACGCGCCTCGGCCTGCACTGCACAGTGCCGGAACGGCCGCCGCCGAAGCGCAAGCGTAAGCCTGCCCAGCCCAAGCCATCGCACCCATGGGTGCCGCGGCCACGCGTGAGGTTTCGCGAACCCAGCCACGCCAAGCACGGTCAGCCCGAGCTGCACAGCGCGCCCTGCCTGATCACCGAGCTGACCGAGGACGCTTGCCACTGGCCGATGTGGCGCAACGACGAGCGCGACATCCGGGCGAAGCTCTACTGCGGCGGCATGGCGGTCGAGGGCTCGTCGTACTGCCCACATCATGCGTGGCTCAATGCGCGCGGAGCGTCATGAGGAGGCTGGCCAACAAACGCGAGCGTGAATTGCTCTTCAGCCTGTTTGACGGGCGATGCGCTATCTGCGGCGAAGAACTCGACGAGAGCTTTGAGATCGATCACATGGTTCCGTTTTCTCAGGGAGGAGAAACCACAATATGGAACATGCAACCGATGCATCCGGGATGCCATTTAGAAAAGACCCACGCAAAGGACAGCGACTCGTAATCGACGAGTGCACCCAGCGATTACTTCTGAACGTCAAGCTACCAACTGGGTATGGCAAAACACTTGCATTCTGTTTTGTGTATTCGCTCAAGCGGGCGGCTGGTCTATGCAACAGGCTTCTCGCGATTTTTCCCACCGACGCGCAGCTCGATCAGTTTATCCTCGATGGCGAGAGGGACTTGCGCGATGCCGGCGTCGGTGGTCCGCTGAAAATTATCGACATCCGCCACGCCGGTACAACCGCCTACAAACATCACCAAAAAAACACCCGGCAGATTTTTGCCATCACAATCCAGTCGTTGGTTCAGGACCGCGGTGGCCGGCTCGTGAACGACCTCCTTGGTCTTGGCCAGTGGATGATCGTGGTTGACGAATATCACCACTATGGAACCGACAAGACTTGGGGCCGTGCCGTGCTGGGCCTCAATCGTGCATTCTTGATGGTGCTCAGCGCAACACCCACCAGGAGCGCAAGGGATGGAGCGTTTGGGCTTCCTCATGTCAGCGTTTCGTATCGGCAGGCGGTGAGCGAGGGGGCCGTCAAGCCGCTGAAGGCTCACGCGTACAGCTATCGTGTCGAGGCCATTACTGAAGACCAGGGAACGCTGAGCTTTACGACTGACGAGCTGATCGAGGCGGCCGGCAGCGCTGAGCCCGAAGCGATAGAGAAGCTCCGCATTGAGCGAAAGATGCGCTGGTCTCCGAAGTACGTGTCCCCGCTCGTGTCGATCCCGATCGATCGAATGCTGCGATCCCGGCTGGACACAAAATACAAGTTGCAGGCGCTGATCAGTGCGATGTGCGTCTCACACGCCGCGCTCGTTTGTGAACAGGTTCGGTCGATGTACCCCGAGCTGCGGGTTGATTGGGTGGGGACTGGAGAAAACGGGCGCACACCAGAAGAGAATGAGCGGGCGCTGCGGGCGTTCTGTCCACAGAAGGACGAGAACGGAATACGGCACCCAGAACTGGATGTTTTGGTGCACGTCGGAATGGCCGGTGAGGGGCTCGATGCCATCCTCGTGAGCGAGATTGTGCTCTTATGCAATGCTTCGATCTGCAACAAAATCCTGCAGATCATAGGTCGCGGCGCTCGATACATCCCCGGTGTCGAATGCAATATTAGTTTTGACTCGTCCTCCGAGTTTGCCTCCAAAGAGTATCTTGGCAGCGCCATCATGGATGCGATGGATATGGAGCCTCCGCAAAAGGAGGAAACCACGCCGGATAACCCTGCTGATCTGCCACCACCTCCGCCACAAAACCCGGACATCAGTATTTTTAATGTTGAGCTGCTGGAAATCGACAGCGGCAGCGACGGAGTGAGATTGATGGCCGAGGTCGTCGAGCAGACAAACCCGTCGTATGTCGACTTTGCCGGCATGAGCCGAGACCCGTCGCACCCAGACTGGTCGGCGATCATCGAACTCTATCGCACGATGCGAAAGAAGGAGGCGGCCGAGCATGACGAGCGGGCTGTGCACGAGCAGTGGCGCGACAAGGTCTCCGGGATTGTGTCCGGTCTCACTGGCGCGGTGCTGATCATGCTCAAGCGCGCCGGGCGGAATGTCGACGATCAGGTAAAGCTGCGCGGTGAAATCAAAAAGGCAATCAACACTCGGAAAAAACAGGTCTGCGGTGCGATCGAAAACGATATCGAGGTTCTGACGCGCCATTATGGATGGTGTGTCGCCCTCGATCGTGACATCCGTGAACGCGGGAGCCTGCCGTCATGGCTTCTGTCTCTGTAGATTCCGGTCAAATTGAAGCGACCGACTTCCTGCGCAGCGTACCGCGAGAGAAGTGGCGCAGCCTGATGAACCTGCGCAAATATTTTCTCGCGGTGAACCTGACGCACGACTGCAGCTGTCTCGTCCAGTTCGTCGACGACGCCAAGCTCATGTACGCCGAGCTTGGCTTCGCCAGCGCCGACGAGATGGTGCGCAACGGCTACGAGCTGGAGCCCGAGGAGATCAGGCTCGCGGTCGACTGGCTGCGGCTCAATCCGCCGGCACACCCGCTGCCGTTGGAGACGGCGAAGAGGTATGCACAGCACGGCGGCGCTCGAAAAGGTGCGGGAAGACCAAAGGCGAATGTCAAGCTGGAAGTTTCCAGTCTCGATTGCGAGCGCCAGGTACCTACCGCCTTAGAAGCACAACGCTCTTTGGCTTCCACGGCTCAATCTCAGGATACAGTAATAAAAAATCAAGTGCGCAATACGCGCTTGAAAGGTGACGGCTCAATAGAGCGCACCCTCGCCCGTCTCGATCGTGACGGCTTCATCGACCTCGCCGCCCAGGTTCGTGCCGGCGAGATCAGCGCCAACGCTGCCGCCATCAAGGCTGGATTCCGAAAGCGTCGCCGCTGCCCCCATTGCGGACATGAACTGTGAACCCACAGGAGGAAACCCATGGCCAGTGACATCCCGATGCCGCGCGATCTCACCCCGGAGCGGCCAGTCAGCGCCTATGCGCCGAAGCACGAGCGGCCGGTGCTCGAAGCACTGGAGCGCCAGCTGGTGTCGTCGCAGCCGGCGCCAAGCACGGACCCGCTCGACCTCATCAAGGCCTTGATCAAGCGGCTCACCCACCGCCAGATGCACGAGGTGGTGCGCGAGATATTCGCCGCCAAGGACAAGCTCGGGCGCGGCGAGGCCAACAAGTCGCTCGACGCCTCGTCGATCGCCAAGGGTGAATTGGCCGACGTGCTCGATCGCTTCGCCTATGGCGACTGAGGCCAGTGAGCAGTCGCCCGTGGATGCCGTTCTATCCCGGCGACTTCACCGCCGACACCCTGCATTTGAGCGACGCCGAGGTCGGCTCGTACGTGCTGCTGATCGTCCATTACTGGGCCCATGGCGGCCTCCCCAGCGACGACGAACGGCTCCAAGCAATTGCTCGGAGTGACGATGAAAAATGGACCAAAACTCGTGAAGCACTTGCTTCGTTTTTCTACGACGGCTGGCATCACAAGCGGATCGACCACGAACTTAAGAAGCAGCGAATAATATCGGCCAAACGGGCACTTGCCGGTCACAGAGGAGGCCTCAAGTCGGGCCTGACGAGGCTCGGTTCCGAGCGGGTTCCAAAACGAAGCAAACGGCAAGCAACTACAACCACATTTGCTAAGCCTTCCTTTGGGACTGAGTCAGAGCATACCGCGCCGCCGCAAGCGGCCAGCGATGAAGCAAGCAAAGGGCTCACGGCGTCGCCGGAACTCGTGGCCCTCGTAAATGATCCGGCGCACAGGAGACGGAAATGACCAAAACCAAAACCACCAAGAAACCCCGCAACGCCAAGAACGCGGCCTTCACCGCCTACACCGACAAAGATCGCGTCCGCAAACTCACCTCCGAGGCGACCATCCTCGCCGAGTATCGCCGGCTCAAGCTGACGCCGGTGTGGGTGCACGAGCTGCTGCTGTCGCCGGCTCTGACTGAGGCGCTCCAAATGGAACTGGAGGACGCGCCTACGGAGGCCCAGGATGCGCCCGGGCACCCCGACAGCCAGCAAGGTGGCGGCGATGCCTGAACAACGCACCGGCGGCCACGTACCGGAGAGTACAAGGCCTTCTGAGGTGGTATGGAGGGGCACATGAGCCCTGAAGCGAGACTGGAGCTGATCGCCTTGCTGGCCCGCGACGAGGCCTGGAAGGCGATCGTCCATATTGGCCGCGTGCTGCTCGAAGAGTATTACCCGGAGCACATCTTCGACCACGGACCGCCATACATCGTTGCGCTGTGCGAGGCGTTGGCCCGCTTCGACGAGAAACCCGACCGATGACGACATGGCACGATCTCGACGGCAAGCGCATCGTCGACGTGATCGGCGAGTTCACCGACTACGATGCGCTGATCGAGCAGCTACGTGAACGTGCCGCCACCGTCGGGCTCAGCTATCGCAACATCGACGAGCTGACCGGGCTTGGCGAAGGCGGCACCGCCAAGTATCTCGCCGACCTCCGCGTCAAGCGCCTCACCATCGAGAGCCTGCAGCGCATCAACCGCGTGCTCGGCATCAAGGGCGTATTCGTCATCAACCCAGCAGCCGGCGAGCGGCTGGTCGCGCTCGCCGAACTGGGCGACAGGTGTCTCACCGTCGAAGCGGTGCTGGAGATCAGCCGGGCGTTCGGCATCAAGGGCGTATTCGTCATCGACCCCGACGCGGCCGCCGAGATGGCGCCAGACTGGGGTCAGCGGGATGCCAAGAGAGCCCATGCCAGGCGGCTGGCACCGGTCGGAAAAATGACTTTACAGAGGATGTTACCGGCGGTTGCCGGGGAGTATGGTCGACGGGGTGGTGTTGCCAGGATGGCAAAAATGACCCCTGACGCACGCCGCGCCTTTTCCCTCGCCGCTGCCCGTGCCCGATGGCGACACAAGAAGCAGATGGAGGTCCGAGCATTGATCCTCAGGCGTGACCCTTGATCTCCGGCTGACCTTCGAAGCGCGCGATCATTTCCTTCATCAACACCACGATGTCGCGGCGACCGGCGCCGTTGGAAATGTAGTTGCAGCGCCCGCTCTGGTCGGCGAACGGAAACACCATCAGCACGAAGCCGGTCTTACGATCGTCGCCCCTAGCGTTGCCGTTGAACATGCCATCGAGCGCCTGCGCGATCACGTTCATCATCTCGATGTACTCGTCCCCGATCGGCGCATCGCCGAGCATTTCAGGTTTCTTGCGCTTCATGGCATTTCCGCTCCTATACCGGCAGCAGCTGCATCGTCGCATTGAGGCGCGCCCGCAGTTCCTCGGGAGCGCCATCGCCTTCCCGATCGGCCACCGCGGCGAGCGCCGGAAACCCGGTGGCGAGCGAGCCCACGACCTCCTCCTTGGTCGCGGCGCGCCCGTAGGCGAACCATTCGACCCGTTCGGGATCGCCGAGCGTGATCAGGGTGCCATTGGGGGCCTTGAACGACTTGGCCGACCTGGTCACCCACACGCAGGCGACACCGGGATTGCGCTCGATGAAGAACCCGACACCCTTTTGGGTACCCTCGGGCAGGTCTTTGACACCCGAGCCGCGCTTCATCCTCGGGTTCGCCAGAAACGGGCAGGTCTGGGCGCTGTAGACGGCGCACTCGTGGTGCGAGCCGGGCTCGCTGGTGGTGCGGGTGACCGCGCACATCGGGCCGATCACATAGGCCTTGTATTTGCCGAGCGGCTCGCCGCACACCCAGCACCGCCCGGATTTCCAGCAGCGTTCCCACTTGGCCATGTTCATGACACGAAAGTCCGGCCTGCCGGTGTTGCCACTGGAAAGCTTGCCGTCCTCACCGAACCAGCTCACAAAATACGGCACCGGATAGTCCTCGCCCATGATGCGCCAGCGCGGCAGATGGGCGATGCGGTCGGGTATCGTCACCATCACAGCCTCTCCATGTTCGAGCGTCACGCGCCCTTGTCGTCCTCCACCGCGGCAGCCTTCGTGATCATCGCGATCATCCCCTCCACCGTTATCATCTTCCTAATCTGGCCGATAACGTCTTCGAGTTCGGCGACGCGCTTGCGCAGCGCTTCGTTCTCCTCGCGTAGCCGCCGCGTGATCGCGCTCACGGCTAATGTCCGAGGAACAACTTGGCCATAATTGCGACCAGCATTCCGGTGTTGAAGGTCAGTATCCAGCCGTGCAGGCGTTGCCCGGACTTGAGGCCGGCGAGCGCCGTGTCGAAGCTTGCCGCCTCCTCCGCCGCAGCGGCGGCTTTGTCCTCGGGCACGTTGGCGGCGCGCAGCGCGGTGTAGAGTTTCATCATTGCGGTGGCCATTCAGTCCTTCTTCTTTCTGCGCGGCGGCGCGCGCCACGGCTTAGGCGGTGGCGGAGGCGGCAATATCTCGTCCGGTTGCTCCATGACCAGCAGCAGCAGGTATGCGGTGATCTGGAGTTGGCGCTCCACCGAGAGCCGCCGCACGATGTCGTTGAAGCCGGCGCTAGACATCGATCGTCTCCAGCCGGACCATGGCGCGCAGCGCAATGGCGACCGGCTCCGGGATGGGACGCTTGCCGTTGGCGTAGCGCTGGGCGCTGTCCTTCGAGATGCCGAGCACCTTGGCGCTCCTGCGGATCGAGATAGCGAGGCGCTCGCAGGCGACGCGGTACTGCTTAGGGGTCATCCGATCCACCTCACAAAGGCATAGAGGGTGGCGATGACGGCACTGATGGTGGCGAGGTTGAGGGCCGCGCCGAGGCCGAATAGCAAGGTCAGCAGCAGGAATATCGCGACTGCGACGGGCACTGCGAAGATGATGATCATGTCGTAGTTGCGGACGGGCTCGAGTTTGGGATCGGGTTGCAAGGGGCTCTCCATGGTGTGACCGACCACCAATGTATGCTGCCGGCGCCTGCTTGCCAATGGCATACAGTGGGGTGGAAGTCATTGGGCTGCAGGGCGTGCGAAACCGGCGTTGTTCAGAAACCTGTCAAGCCCCAGGGTGGTTTGCGGAAGTGGCTGTGCCGCAGCAATTTGGACCCGGTGCCTTGCAAGGTGAAACAAAAACTGAAACGACCATCGCGACCCCCCTCGCGCGCAGACACAGACGAACCAGAGGCAGCCCGTGAACGTCCCGGCAGCAGCGCATAGCGCAGAGCCCATCGAGCAGCCTGAAAACGCCGGACCCCAGGTGCGAGGCCGCACCGGCCAGGCGATCGAGCTGATGGTGTGGCACGGCATGACGAGACGCGAGGCGGCTAACGCCGTCGGGCTGAACGAGAAAACGCTGTACAACGCGTTTGCGATGCCCCGTGTGAAGGCGTTCTACGCGAGGTTACTGGAGGCCCTCCGTACATCCGAACGCGCGAAGAACATCCACAGGTTGTGTGCCATTCGTGACGCAGCTAACAACCAGCCCGCCGTGCAGGCCATCAAGGTGCTGGAACAGATAGAAGAGGTTTCTGCAACCGGAGCGCTGCATCGTGCCCCTGGCCTGCAGATCGTCATCACTCAGGGCCCAGCGGTGTCCCAAAGGAGTGAACCGCTGGCCATCGAGCCAACTGAGCCTGTGCCACAGCGCGTTCGCTGATCTCCACATGCTGTCCACGCGCTTACTGGTTGGCAAGTGTGAGCGGAAAGCCGAGGAGTATCAGTGGATTAGGCCGGCTGCACCACTGACGAGTGCTCATCGGTGGCGAACCGAGCATAGCCGGCAACATCGGCCCAGTGGTCGGCAGCGCGGAACCGAGCAGACGGTTGTAGGACCACGGGTCAGCAGAGAGGACCCGCACCGGTTGAGCCATGAAGGCCCCCGGGGGGAAAACCGGAACAAAAACCGGGGCGGCCCTACCCGACACGCACGAGGCGCTCTGAAATGTTCCGGCCCGGAAACATCCCGACACGCACGAGTTCCCTGAAATTATTCCCCCGAAATGTTGCCCCGGAAAACACCTGGGGCCAATACATTGGGGCCAGGCGGCAGCACGAACTGACGTGCTTCAAGCTGTCGGGGCGACTGTAAGCGTCCGCCGCCGGCTTTTGCTGAGAGCTGTGCCATGGACGGGAGGTGACGATGGCTGTTGATCATTGCGGCGACTGCAGGTTCTGGCATGTGAGGCTGGAGCCGGTCGGGACGTGCCGGCGATTTCCGCCGACGGCGATGAGTGCGGCGGGCCACCCGGCCTGGGTGGTGACGACCCATGAGGACTGGTGCGGCGAGTTCCAGAACCCGCCCGTGGAGCCGCCGCCGGAGAAGGCGAAGTCAAAGTGACGTTTAAGGTCGGCGATCAGGTCACCAAGCGTGACGGCTACAAGTGGCCGGGCGAGGTGCGCGCCGTGTTCACCACCAAGGGCGGCAAGACCCGCGTGGTGGTCGAGTGCACCGTGCGCGAGGTCACCGGCGCGCTGCACATCTTCGCGCCCGAGCAGCTCAAGGGTGAGGAGGAGGAATGATGCGCAAGCGCGGTCCGCTGGAGTGGCAGGCGATGGAGACGCTGCTCGCGGTGACCGCGCTCGGGAGGGCGGCCGATGCGACCGAGGGCGAGCAGGCCAGGAAGGTCGAGGGCGCTTGTTTCGGGTTCCTGCTGGAAATCAACGACATTTTTAAGCTTGGTATGCCCGGGGTGGGCGACAAGGAGGCCGCCGATGGCGAGCCATGAGCGGTCGGCCGCAGGACGGAGCGGAAAACATGAAAGTCACCCATGAGGAAGCGCGCTATCGCGGCGGCCTGCTCGGGCGACGCTGCGGCAACTGCGCGATGTTCCGCGACCTGGACATGGCGGTTCACGTGGGCGGGCAGAGCGCTGCGGCGCTGCCGCAGAAGTCTCAGGGCCGCGATGAATATGATGAGCGGTCGGCGGATGCCGGAGCGGAAAGAAACGAACCGCCGCCCTCGTGCACCGTGGTGGCGAGCCCGATCGCGCCGCGCGACCTATGTGATTATTTCCAGGAGCTGAGTTGAAGAGACCGCAGGTGACGCGCCCGGGCTACCGCTGGGAATACCGCGACGGCTGCCGTTGCGAGAAGTGTCCGTGGCGGCTGGCGCCTGGCGGCTGCCGCGGCGAGGACTGGCCGCATTGGATCGAAGTCAATGATCACGATCTTCGACGGCATCCCTGACATTTTTGTCGAGCGCTACGACGCCCAGTTCTGCCAGTGGGCGCAGGAGTTCAGAACCCGCGGACGCAAGGTCGCCATCGTGTTCGACGTGTTGCCCGGCCAGGTGCCGGCGATGGACGTCGAGGAGCGGCTCGCCTGGTCGGGCGCCTGGCTCACCGCCGACGTCGAGCCGTTCCGCGGCCAGCAGGTGATGGTGATCCGGCCGGCCTCGGACTGGGACAAGAACCTGATCGAGATGCACTGCTGGAACCTGAAGCGGGTTATGTTGTCTTGAGGGTATCTTGAGGGTAACCGGCCATGTCGTCGATCGAGGACCGGGTATCGTTCTTCCGCCACGCCGAGCATTGCCACCGCGGCTGCCAGATGCGCGACCTCAAGGACCTGGTCATCGATATGTGGCGGGAATTGCGCCACCTGCGCGCTGGCCCGGTGGCCCTGCTTGAGCGTAGGCTGGCCGAGCAGGCGCGCATCAACAGCGAGCAGGCGGCGACCATCCGCTCGCAGATCGCGATCATCCAGCGGCTGCAGTACCGCCTCGATCACCGGGAGAGGGCATGATGGCAGGCCCCGACACGATCCTCATCATGTGGACGATCTACGATCGCCCGTCCGACTACCCGGAGTGGTTCGTGGCGCGCAAATTCGAGATCACCGGGCAGGGCCCGGTGACGGGCGACAGCGTGATCTGGGGCAAGACACTCACCGAGGCGCGCTACATGATCTACCTCGTCGATCCCAACGCCAGCGCCTGCCTGCCGCGCTACGACAACGATCACCCAAATGTCGTCGAGACGTGGCTGTAGGGCAGTTTTAGGAATGCGTTCAGGGCACCACGCCCACGCGGTGACGAATTTGCGGGGCAATATCGGGAGAACACCATGCCATTGAAGAAGGGATCATCGAAGAAGACCGTGTCGTCGAACATCAAGGAGATGGTGGCGGCGGGCCACCCGCAGAAGCAGGCGGTGGCGGCAGCGCTGTCGACGGCGGGTAAGTCGAAGGCCAAGAAGAAGCGAAGCCGGTGACCCTCAAGGTCGTCGACCTCAAGCACAATGAGGACCCTCGGGAGGTCATCGAGGGCCTGGAGGACCTGCTGCGGCGCGCCAAGGACGGTGAGATCGAAAGCTACGTGGCGGTGATCGTCCGTGCTTCCGACGGTGCCTTCATGACGCGGGCGAGCGGCCACAAGAACAGGCTCGCCATGGCCGGCGCACTGGCGTTCGCGATGCACGACTTTGTCACCGCCGGCCGCACCGAGGACTAAGATGAGCGGTTGGCGGAGCCAGAGCGAAAAGAACCATGAGCGGACAATTTACTCTGCGCGGCGGCACCAGGGTTGCCGAGTTCTGCCTCTCCAACGGGTTTTTCGACATCATCCAGGGCCCGCTGGGCTCGGGTAAGACCCAGGCGATGCTGGCGCGCATCATGCGCCACGTCCAGACGCAGAACGTCTCCAAGCTCACCGGCACGCGGCGCTCGCGCTGGGGCGTCGTGCGCAACACCTATCCCGAGCTGCGCAACACCACGATCAAGACCTGGCTGGAGCCAACCCTGGTGCCGGAGGAAATTTACGGCCGCATCAACTGGGCGCCGCCGCCCTCGCACCATCTGCGGTTCGGCGACGTCGATGCCGAGGTGATCTTCCTCGCCCTCGACAAGCCCGACGACTACAACAAGCTGCGCAGCTTCGAATTCACCGGCATCGCCTGGAACGAGCTGTCGTTCATCCCCAAGACGCTGGTCGACGAGGCCTCGGGCCGCCTGCGCTATCCCGGCCCCGCCCATGGCGGCTCGGCGTGGCACGGCATGATCGCCGACACCAACGCCCCCGACGAGGACCACTGGCTCGCCATCATGACCGGCCAGGTGCCGATGCCGCCCGACCTCACCGACGACGAGCGCCTCGAATACGAGTGGCCGGGCGAATGGCAGTTCTTCATGCAGCCGCCGGCGGTGATCGAGGAGCGCGACGCCCGCGGCGTTCTCTCCGGCTACAAGATCAACCCCGACGCCGAGAACCTCGAAAACCTGCGCACCGGCTACTATCCCCAGGCGCTCAAGTCGAAGTCGAAGGCGTGGATCGACAGCCGCCTGCGCAATGTCGTCGCCCTGGTCGTCGAAGGCTCGCCGGTGTGGCCGATGTTCCGCCGCGACTTCCATGTCGCCGCCGAGCCGCTGCGGCCGATCCCCGGCCACGATGTCCTGGTGTGGCTCGACTTCGGGCGGGTGTTTCCGGCGGCGCTGTTCGCCCAGGAGATCAACGGACGCATCAACGTGCAGTACGAGATGCTCGGCTTCAACGAGGGGGCGACGATCTTTGCGCCGAAGGTAAAACGGTTTTTGGCTCAAAACTATCCGGGACTGGCGTTCCGCTGCACTGGCGACCCGGCCGGCAAGCAGCGCGGCCAGGCGACCGAGCAGTCGGCCTACGAGGTGTTCGAGGGGCACGGCATGCACGTCATCCCGGCGCCGGTGAAGTACAACAACATCGACCTGCGCCTTGAGGCGGTGGCCTATGCGCTCAACGACAACCCCTCCGGCATCAACCGCCTGGTGATCTCGCCGCTGTGCCGCACTCTCATCATCGGTATGGCCGGCCGCTACCACCTGGTCAAGGAGGAGGACGGCGAGCTGCGCCCCAAGAAGGACAAGTATTCGAACCTGTGCGACTGCCTGCAGTATGGCTGCATCGCGCTGGGCGAGGGTAACCGCATGGCGGGCTCCGGCGACGTCAACGCGATGAAGCCGATGAAGGTCTACGCGCGGCGCTCGATGCGAAGGATCAGTGCGTGAGCGGTTGGCGCACGCCAGAGCGGAAAAAACGTATATGGGCCGCCCGCTCGCCCGTGACCTGATCAGCGCCCCGACGCGGTGGCTGATCGCGTTCGACCGGGTGGCGGCGTCGTGGTGGTCGAACCTGATCGCCTGCGGCCACTACAAGCACGTCCGCGCGCTCGGCTACATCTACGACCTCGACGCCTTCGTGTTCTACGACGTCCAGCTGCGCGGCACCTCGATCCAGGTTGCCCGCGGCAAGGGCGCCCAGGTGCTGATGGCCGAATGGGCGGCCGACGCCGACGTCCTGGCGATCGATGCCGGTTGCGCTTTTGGGCAGAAATTCGGATTTGGTTGCTTTCGCCCCCTGATCTGCACCACCGCGGTCGCCCACCTGCTCGGCCTACCCGGTGCTTTGCGGCCCGATGCGCTGTACCGGCAATGTCTCGCCCACGGAGCTTATCCCGTGGGAGACGCGCGCCATGGCCCTGTTCACAGTCTCGATCAACGACCCGGGGGCGTAAATGGGTGCGCCCAAGACCCCGGTGCCGCAGCCTGATCCCAACAACGACCTGTTGATGGGGACGGCGGAGCGGCAGCAGCAGACGGCGATGCAGCAGGAGGCCGCCGGCGACACCGCGAGCCTGATGGCGCGCTACGGCATGCGCATGGCGCTCGGTGGCGGCACCGCCGGGGTGCGCGGCCTGCCGACCTTCTCCGGCATGTTCCAGGCTGCCGGAGCCCGCTGATGGCCGACGACAGCGAAGCCTTCATGCTGCGCGAGGGCCCCCGCCGCGCCTTGGGGCAACAGGGCGCACTGCCGCCGCCCGACCAGCCGATCAGCCGCCAGGCGCTCGCCGAGCTGCCGCCCGGAACCCCCGGCTTTATGAGTGTGCCATCGGACACTTCGAACCTGCCGCCTTCTGAGAATGTCGAGGATCGCCGCCAGCCGGGCATGTTGCAGCGGTTCAAGGACGACATGAGCGACGTCCACATGGCGACCAGGGCGCTGCTCGGCTACGACCCTCGTCCGCCGAACAGGTTTCTCGACGTCAAAAACCCCGACGAGCGCCTCGGCACCGCGCAGGACATTCGCGACCGGGTTGGCGTCATCCGCGAGCGCCACGCCCAGGTCGAGGACGCCTACGCGCAGGCGCACACCCAGTACAAGACCGACAGCGACGCCTATTACGGCCGCTTTAATGCCTGGATGGACGCCTCGTCCAAGTACCACGAGGACACCGACAAATATCTCGCCGACCTGCAGGCGGCGTCGGCCAAGGGCCAGGCGGCCAAGTTTTTGAAGAGCCGCGGCCCGCTGCCGCCACCGCCCACCTATTCCAACGAAAAGCACCCCGACCCCGAGAACTACTTCGGCGATCTCTCCAGGCTTCGCCTCTACGACAAGTTCAACCCGGAGTGACGGCCATGAGCGGTTGGCGGATGCCAGAGCGGAGAGGATGAGATGAACGCGCCGTTCAGTCCGCCGCTCAACCAGTCTCCGATCGTGCCGCGGGACAACCCGCTCGAAGAGATGTCGCTGTCGCGGCTCGCCGCGGCGCGGACCTGGAAGTCCTATTTCGAGCTTGACCTGCGCGAGATGTATTTCATGACGGCGCCACACCGGCAGCGGCAGATTTCGTCGATGACGGCGCCCGGCACCATTCGCTGGATGGACTACCCCGAACTCAACACCTCGCTCGGCTTCGACCTGTGCGGCGAGTTCGTCACCGAGATCGTCAACACCTTCATGCCAGAGGCGCAGCCGTGGTGCGAGCGTGGCAAAGGGATGTTCGTTCCGCAGGACGTCTGGGACCAGGTTTCTGACCAGGTGCGCGGCGATGACCTGATGATCTTCGAGGCGGTCAAGGCGTCGAACTTCTACGCCGAGCTGCCGAAGTCCTATAACCCCGACCTTGCCTGCGGGCTGACCGGGATGTGGATCGACGTGCAGGGCGCCGCGATCAACTGCCTGTCGCTGCCGATCCGCGAGCTGGAGATCAACCTCGGCCCCTATGGCGAGATCGACGACCGCTTCGCCGTGCGCTGGCCCTACAAGCACCACGTCGAGGGCCTGCTCGGCGAGGAGGTGTGGGCGAAGGTCCCCGCCGAGCAGAAGCGCGCCATCGAGGGGGGCAAGCCCAACGAGCGCGTCGGCCTGGTGTGGGGGTTCTGGCGCGACTGGAAGGACCGCGGCGACGAGGTGTGGCAGCACATCGTGCTGGTGCAGAACAAGCTCATCCACGACGTCAAAATCCGCGGCGAGGGCAGTTGCCCGCTGATCATCACCAGGTTCGACCCGTCGAGCGACTGGCCGATGGGCCTCGGGCCGATGTTCAAGACGCTGCCCGACCTGCGCCAGGCCGACGAGCTGGTCGCCCGCAAGATCGAAGGCATCGGCCGCAACATCAACCCGCCGATCACCTACCCGTCCGACAGCTTCACTCACGTCGAGCAGGGCCTCGAAGACGGCTACGCCTATCCGATCCGCCCCGGCACCGAGGGCGCGGTGAAGCCGATCTATCCGCCGATCAACATGGAGCCGGCGATCTACCAGCTCGAAGACATGGAGCACCGCATGCGGCGGCTGTTCTATATCGACTTCCCCGAGCAGTCCGGCGACACGCCCCCGACGCTCGGCCAGTGGCTCGACCAGATGGCACGCGCCCAGCGCCGCATCGGCACCCCCGGCATGGCGTTCTGGCGCGAGGGCCCTGCCGCCTACTTCACCCGCTTCAAATACCTCATGGAGGGCGCCGGCGTGGTCAAGCGCCTGCAGTCCAAGAACGGCGGCCTGATCTCGACCATGCCGATGAACCCGGCCCAGCGTGCCGCCGAGCAGCAAGAAATCGCGACGATGCAGCAGTGCATCCAGATTTGCGGCCAGGCGTTCCCCGAAGAGTTCAAGATGAACATCGACGGCGGCGAGAGCATCAAGAACATCATCGCCAAGATGCGGGTGAAGCTGCTGGTGTTGCGGCCGCCCGAGCACGTCCAGGCGGCGCTCCAGGGCATCACCCAGCTGCTCGGCGGCCAGGTGCCGGGTGCGGCGCCGCCTACGCAAGCCGGCGGAGCGAACCTACCGTGATCATCAACGACAAGGACATGCGCGACGCGCTCAGCCGCATCGGCCTGACGCCCGACGGCGACATTTTGTACGTCTGGCTGCAGTGGCGGCTGCTCGAATTGGCCAATTCTCTCGAACCCGGTGCTTTGCAACGCGATCAGGGCGCTCGCATTCTCGCGACCGAATTGATGCGCTGCCTGAGCGCAGGGGTCACCGAGGACTATGCCAGAGCCCGCAACGAGCGTGCCGTCTACTTCGAGCACCGCGCCGCCGCTGAGCAGCGCGCCGACAGCTACATCAGTCGTCGCCGCGCCCGCCTCGCCGCCGGCCTCGACCCCGTCACCGGCCAGCCCGGCCTCGACGGCCACCCCGGCCCCGGCGACAGCGCAGCCTAATGCGCGGCCTGGCGACGTTCCGGAGCGCTTCTGGGATGCCACCAAGGGCGCCCTCAACACCGCCGAGCTGAACCGCCTAGCGGCGGATGTCGCCGCCGAGACGAGCCGCAAGGCGAGCGTCCCCGCCGCCGACAAGTACGAGCTGAAGTTCAACGACGGCTACCAGCTCCCGGTCGGCGTCGAGTGGACCTGGGACACCACCGACCAGGGCCTGATCACCGAGGCGCGCCAGTACGCGCACGAGAACGGCATTTCGCAGGAGGGCTTCGGCAGGCTGCTCGGGATGTATGCCGCCTCGCGGATCAGCGAGAACCAGGCCTACGCCACCGCGCAAGCGGCGGAGATCGCCAAGCTCGGCGTCAATGCGCCGACCCGCGTCGATGCCATCGGCACCTGGCTCGAGGCGCAGGTCGGCGGCGACCTGGCGAAGGCGCTGCGCTCGTCGCTCTACACCGCGAAGCAGGTCGAGGGCTTCGAGAAACTGATCCGCGCCTTCGTCAGCCAGGGCGTCGGCGGCAACCCCTCCGGCGGTCGTGACGCCACGCATGGGCGTGAGCCGCAGCGGCTGAGCGATGCCGACTACGCCAAGCTGACCTTCGGCGAGAAAGAACAATACGCCCGCCAATTCGACCAGTCGCGGTTCGCCAACGGCCGCGGATGATCTGAAGGAGTAAAGACCGATGCCCGTCTCCAACCTGATCACCGTGGCGGAATATGCCAAGTCGCTCGACAACACCGATGTCCGGCGTCCGCCAATCGAGATGTTCGCGGCATCGACCGACGTGTTCGATGCGATGCCGTTCGAGGGCCTCAAGGGCTCGGTGTTTCAGTTCTATCGCCAGGCGGTGCTGATGACGCCGGCATTTCGCGCCATCAACGAGGCCTCGTCGTCCGGGCACAACTTCATCACGCCGCTCCAGGAGTCGACCGCCATCATCGACCACGACATCGATGTCGATCGCGCCATCATCGACCGCCACGGGCCGGAGCGGCGCACCTTCGAGCAGCAGATGGGGATGACGTCGTTCGGTCAGCTGTGGGCGACCACCGTGATCTCGGGCGATCAGTCGATCAACCCGCGGGTGTTCAACGGCATGCGGGTTCGTGCCACCAAGTATTCGCGCACCATCCACAACACCGCGACCTCGGGTGGCGCCGCGCTGTCGCTGTCGAACCTCGACCAGACCATCAACCTCGTCAACAAGCCGACCCACATCATCGCGCCGTACCTGTCGCGCCCGCTTTGGATCCAATTGGCGCGCACCCAGTCGCTGTCGGGCTTCGTGATGCAGGAGTTCGACATTTCGGGCGCCAAGGGCGTCGGCGGCCTCAAGGCGAGCTACGCCGGGCTGCCGTTCTGCTGGGGCTACCCGAAGGACGATCACCCCTACATGCTCGACTTCAACGAGGTCGCATCGGGTGGTGGCGCTGCGGTCACGGCGTCGCTCTACGTCGTGTCGTTCGGCGAGGGCCGCCTGCGCGGGCTGCAGCTGCGCCCGCTCGAAGTCCACGACATCGGGCTGCTGCAGGACGGCAAGACCTTCCGCACCCACATCAATTGGGACGTCGGCATGGTCGACGAACACAAGTACTGCATGGCCCGGCTCGACAGCTGGACCAACGCGCCGATCGTGGCGTGAGCGCCGCGGCCTGAACGGAGACAACGACAATGGCTCTACAAGACCGCACTTATCATCGCGACATCAACCTGCAGGTTGGCGATGGCGCAGCGCCGCTCGCCGCGTCGGGCTTTGCCCAGGCCGGTGGTGCCACCGGCGTCGTCGACCTCGGCGGCAACCAGGGCACCAACCCGAAGCAGCAGTCGCGCTTCGACGGCGTGATGCTGGTCGACATCAGCGCACTCAACACCGGCGCCGGCTTCAGCTACGGGTTCAAGGTGGTCGGCTCCAATGATCCCGCCCTGGCCACCGGCAACGCCGTGCTCGGCGCTGCCGATGTCGGCGCCGGCGCCTCGCTGCCGATCCCGGGTGGCGGAACCAGTCCTGCCGCCCCGGGCTCGATCGAGATTTTCTTCACCACCAACCAGCTGGGCGTTCTCTACCAGTATGTCGGGCTCTACGTCGTCCTCGGCGGCGCCGGCTCGACGACCTTCAGGGCCTTTATCTGCACGCTTCCGAGGACCTGATGTACACCGAGCACGACATCAAGCCGAATGGCATGGTCGAAATCTGGGACCTCGGCCCGGTGCGACCGATCGCCCCCGAGGCACCGATCGAGCCGAAGAAGACCGGGCGCGGCGCCGACGATGCCGTGGCGATGCAGAACTACGAGGACGCGCTCACCGACTACAAGCGCGACCTCGCGCGCTACGCCAAGGACAAGCGCGAGTTCGATGACCACCGTCTCAATGTCGCCGGCCCGATCAAGGATGAGTGCTGGCCGCACGAAGGAAATCACCGGATCGAGGTCCAGTCGGAGCGCTGGGCCAAGGAGCTGCCGCCGGGCATGAAGCCGGGCCGGGCGCATATCGAGGCCGAGATGGTCGCGGCCAAGCGCGCCGAGGAGACGGCGAAGATCAAGGAGCGCGATCCGCACATGGGCAAGGGCAAGGTCGACGCATGAAGCGTCGCGGCCTACGCCGTGGGTTCGTCGCGGTGAAGTCTTGCTGGCCACGTTTCACGTGAAATGTGGGGTTTCCTCCCTGGACTAAGCCGCGGCGGCGTTGTCGCGGCAATTTTTTAGGAGGTCGACGTGCCCACGACTGTCTATGCGCCGCTACAGCCGGCCTCGGGCCTTGCCCGCGCCGTCACCCCGCCGAGCGGCAACGTCTATACCCTCAACGGTGAGGGCGTGGTCGTCTCGGCCGATGTCGATACCCTGTGGTTCCTGAGCCAGGGTTTTGTGGCGGCACCGACTGGGGCGCTCTATATGCCGTTCGATGTTGATCGCGGGATGGCCCGTCAGGTCACCAACCCCAACACCGGCAACAGCTACATCTTCAACAGCGCCGGCTTCACCATCACCGCCATCGTCGCCGCTGACCTGCCCTGGTTTCTCAATCAGGGCTACACCAAGGTCCCGGCCGGTACTGTCCTGGCCGAGCCGCCGGGGCCGAGCCAGGCCCTTCCGGGCCCCATCACCAATCCAGCCACCGGCAATTCCTACGTCGTCAATGGCCGCGGCTTTGTTGTCGCTCAGGCCGCCGATGTGGGCTGGCTTACAAGCCAGGGCTTCTCGCCAGTCCTCGCCGGCACCCTCCTCGAGGCCGACAAGGAGCCGCAAACGCAAGCGAAGAGAAAGACGTCCTAAGAGGACTTCACATGAAACGTTTCCTCCCTGAACTTGCCGCCCTGCTCGTGGCGGCATTCTTTTTCGCCTCCGGCCAGGACGCGCTCGCCCAGGCGACGGTCAGGGTATGCTCGCCGTTAAGTGACGTCAGGGCGGGCCGTCAGGTCACCAACCCGGTGACCGGCAACAGCTACGTGCTCGACCCGCGCGGCTGCGCCAACATGGCGCCGGCTGATGCCAGCTTTTTCGGGCCCCAGGGCTTCGTTCCCTCCGGCACCGTTGGCGGCCTTACCCAGGCGACCAACGTCGTCACGATCGCCCTGGCCGGCGGCGGCACCACGCAATACACGCCGACCACCGGCGCCAACATGCTCGACGTCTACCTGTTCGGCGGCGGCGGTGGTGGTGGCGGCGGTGCGCAACAGGCTGCTGCCGCGGCCTGCAGCGGTGGCGGCGGCGGTGGTGGCGTCACTCGTACCCTCGTGCGCTTTGCGGTCTCGCAGTTCACCTATCCGCTGGCCGTCACCACCGGGGCCGGCGGGACGCCCGGCGCGGGGGCGACAACCGCCGCGACCGCGGGCGGCAATGGCGGCGCGGGCGGCAACACCACGTTCGGCGGCAGCGGGCTCTACATCTCGTTCGGCGGCGGAGGTGCCGGGGGCGGCCAGTTGGCCAATACCTCGGGCGGCGGCGGTGGTGGCTCGTATATTGCGGCGGGCTCGTCGAGCACCGGCATCACCGGCGGACTGGCCAACGGCTTTGCCGGTAATGCCGGCGGCACCGGCGTCAACGCCATTCAGATTTTATTCCCCGACATCGGCAGCGGCGGTGCCGGCAGCCCGGCGGCGGGCGGTGCCGGCGCGAGTGGTCGCGGGATCATCTGGGGCGCCGGCGGGGGCGCGGCCGGCGGTGGCATTTCGGCCACCAACACCACGGCAAACGGCGGCGTCGCGTTCGGACCCGCGGGTACCGGCACCGGCGGAGCGGTCCCCGGGGGCGCCCTCGGCGTCGCGGGCGGAGCAAAGAATGGCGGCAATGGCGCCGGGGGCAACGTGGCGGCAGCGCCATTAGGTTCTGCTGGTGCTGGCGGCGGCGGCGGTGCATCCGACCTCACCGCGGCCGGCAATGGTGGGTCCGGCGGCCTCGCCGGCGGCGGTGGTGGCGGTGGTGGCTGCGTGCAGAACGGCGGTACGGCGGGCAATGGCGGCGCCGGTGGCGATGGCCGGGTGGTGATTGTCGAATACTTCTGAGGCCGGTGCTTTGCCGGCTTTTGCGCGCGAGCGCATACGCTGGGAATGTTCGAATGGCCGCTCGATAAGCTCGGGATCGTCAACCGGGCGCTGGACCGCACCAGCAACAATCCGGTTGCGGTAGCCGACGACGGCTCCGAGGAATGGGCTGCCTGCTCGGCAGCCTACGAAGATCACCTCCCCTACATGATCGAGCAGCATCCGTGGTCGTGGGCGCGCACCATGGTGGTGCTGCAGCCGGCGCCCAACGCGCCGGCCGACGACCAGTGGGATACCGCCTTCAATCTGCCGGCCGATCTCGTCCACCTGATCTACATCCGCATAGAGGATCGCCCGGCGCCCTGGCTTCTGATGATGGGGCCGCCATCGTCGGGTTCGCGCATGCAGCTGTGTTGCAACGCGCAGGGTGGCCCGCCGGCGCCGATCCCGCCCCAGGTGCCGGCGGTGGTGACGGCGGCCTATGTCTCCTCGACTGCCAGCGATCCGCAATTCGCGACGGCCACCTTCGTCAAGGCGCTCACCGAATACGTCATTGCCGGCGGCGTCTATCAGGGCCTGCAGGAGGACGCCGACGCGGCGTTCAAGATGATGCAGATGGCCAACCGCACCCTGGCGGAGGCGCGCATTCGCCACGACCAGCAGGGGCCGAAGCGGGCGCTCTATAACTCTCGCATGCAGGCGGCGCGCCGCATTCGCCGGCCTGGGCTGGCGCCTCCCGGCGCCGGGTGGAGCGGCACTGGCGTTCCGGGGTGATCGATGCCAGCAGCCAAGCTCGTCACCGCGCAGCGCGACTTCTCCGCGGGCCAGGTCGATCCGACCATCAAGCGCAACGAGGACCACCCGTTCTATAAGAGCGGGGTTCGCCAGGCGGTCAACTTTCGCCAGCTCAACACCAAGGGCCTCGGCAACCGGTTCGGCCGCTCGGCGCAATTCCTCGACGGCCCGCGGACCGAAGAAATCCTGATGGGGCCCGGCTTTCCGTTCGTGCTGTGCTTTGCCCCCGGCCAGCTGCAGCTGCGCCAGATGAACGGCACCGTGGTGTTCACCGCCACCGGCCTGCCGTGGACCGCGGCGAACGTCAGCCAGATCGTCTGGTGCATCGTGCAGTCGCAGATGTTCATCACCTTCCCCGGCATGCAGCCGCGGGTGATCACCTGGACGGTCAACACCGCGACGTTCGCGATCGCGCCCTACAATGTGCTGGTCCTCGGCAGCCAGAAGCGGGCGCCGTTCTATCGCATCGCGCCGCATGACATCACGCTGCTGCCGGGCATACCGGGCAGCGGTGCCGGCGGCGTCGGCATCAGCCTGACGTTCTCGGCCGATGTCCTCGATCCCGGAATGGTCGGCACCTACATCCGCTACATCGGCCGGCAAATTCTGATCACCAGCGTCACCGACGCCCAGCATGGCAGCGGCACCGTCGAGGAAACGCTGTTCGCCGGTATCCAGGTCAACACCAACAGCGCTCAGGACATCCGAACGATCGCGACGGTCGGTGACGTGGTGATCGGCTCGGTCAGCAGCAGCAAGATGCAGATCGTCTCATTCGGCGGCGCGGCCAACTTCACCGCCCAGCTGCTCAACGGCGTTTACCCACTGATCGACGCCGCCGACGAACTGGTGTCTCCTGGTGGCGGTCTCGGCACGGCGACGGCGGTGACGCCAACGGCATCCCAGGCAGTGACCCTGTGGGACCAGGAGGTGATCAACGCCTTTCAGGGTTGGCCGGCATCGTGCTTCTCCGATCAGCAGCGCCTCGGGCTGTGCAACATCCCGCGGGTGCCGTCCGGTGTCATCTGGTCGGCGATCGGCTCGCCGTTCGATCTCTATATCCCGACGCTCGGCCTCGCCCCGGACAATGCCATCTTCGAGCTGGTGCCTGGTAAGACCCAGGTCTACTTCGTGCTCGCCGGTGCCGAGAGCGACGAGTTCGTGTTCGGCGACAACGCCACCTACTGGGTGCCGATCAACGTGCAGAACCCGCTGTCGGCGACCGGCGCGGTGGTTTTCAATCGCATCGACGAGGGCGCGGCGCAGGTACAGCCGCGGTTCTCGCGCGGCAGCATTCTCTACATCAACGCCGCCGCCAACCAGGTGCGGGCGATCGCGGCGACCGGCGCCTATAACCGGCCTTACGAGGCGCGCGACCTGTCCGAGCTGCATCGCTTGCTGCTGATCGCGCCGGTCGCCATCGCCTGCCCCGACGGCGACAACCCGCTGTTTTCGGAGCGCTACATCTACGTGCTCAATGGCGATGGCTCGCTGGCGGTCGGCTATTTCGACATTGAGAATGGCCAGCTCAGGTCGGCGCCTGGTTTCGTCAAATGGATCGGCGCCGGCAGCGTCTCCTGGGTCGCGGCGCGCCTCGCCAACGTCTGGTTCACCACGAACTATCCAGGCGCGACGGGCCCGATGGCCGAGCTGCTCGACCCGATCCGCTTCATGGACGCGAGCCTCAACGTCAATGCGCTGCCGGCTTCGCTGACGCCGCCGACCGGAAAGGGCCCGCTGTGGTGGGCGCCTGGTCAGCCGGTATCGCTGCTCGACATCGGCCTGCGCCAGATGGGCATCTATCAGACCGACGCCAACGGCTTCATCATCCCGCAATTCATCGGCGGCGAGAACTTGGCATCGCCGCGGCTCGTCGCCGGCCAGGCCTGGACCTCGACCATCGAGCCGTTCATTCCGGCGCCGGGGCCCGGCCAGGACGTGCGCCAGCGCATGATCAGGCGGCGGGTGTCGAGGCTGTCGGCCTACTTCATCAACTCGACGGGCTTCGTGTTTCAGCGCCTGTTCTCGGGGCCGGTGTTGCCGACCTCGCCGCCACTCGGAACAGTGGTCGGCTCGCGGCGCATCCCGACCTACATGCTGGCCGATGACGCCACCCAGTCGGCGCCGCTGCGCGAGGGCGCCGAGTTCTGGCGACCCCGCGGCAGGAGCTACGATCCGCGCGTCGCGATCGTCAAGGATACCGTCGGGCCGTTCACGCTGCTCGAGATCGGCGCCGAAGTGACGGTGTGAGGGACATCATGGGCGACAGCGGCAGCAGTAGCGGCAGTGGCGGCAGTGGCGGCAGTGGCGCGGGAGCCTCGGTCGCATCGCTCGCGGGTACCGGGTTCAAAGTCTACGGCGACATCACCAGCGCCCAGGGCAAGGCGGCCGGTGCGCGCTACCGCGCCACCACGCTGCTGGAGGCGGCGCAGCGGGCGCGGGTGTCGGCGGCGCAGACCGGCGCCTCGGAGAGCGAGCAGCTCACCCAGACGCTCGGCAACATCGATGCTCATCGTGCCGCCGCCCATGGCGACCCGACCTCGCCGATGGCGGCGGCCTATCGCGACAGCCAGGAGGACCTCGGGCTCACCAAGAAGACGATCGACGTCGATAACATCCAGCAGCAGGCGCGCCAGGACGAGAGCGACGCCGCCTACCTGCAGAGCACCGCCAAGTATGCGCTGCTCGGCGGCTATGTCTCCGCCGGCTCCGACATCGCCAGTGCGCTCGCCAAGGCGATGTCGCCCGTACCAGGATAACCCATGGCCGAGCTTCCAAGCGTCCCGATCCCCAACACGACCACACAGCCGATCAAGTACAACTTGACGGCGGCCGATATCCAATCGCCCTACACAGCGATCGCGCAGGCCTCCGACAAGGCGAGCCAGGGGCTCGAAGACATCTCGGTGCCGCTCGCCCAGCAAGCCGCCAGCAAGATGGTGCGCACCGACGACCAGGGCAACCCGGTGGTCGACAGCCTGCCGCCTTTGCTCGGCAATGCGGCGCGGGCGGCGCGGCTGACCATCGCCGGGCAGATGCAGCCGCAGATCGAGAACGGTATTCTCAAGCAGCGGCTCGCCAATCCGTATGACCCGGAGGCGTTCGGCAAGGCGGCGCGAGAATACAAGACGACGGTGATGGGCAAGATTTCCGACCCGGCGCTCTCCACCGGGCTCGGCATGATGTTCGACCGCAGCATCGCGCAGAACCTGCGCTCGTCGATGGTCGAGAAGGACAGCCACGACCTGGCGATGAAGAAGGAGACCTTCGACGCCCGCCAGAAGGACGTCGATGACCAGAGCGCGTTGCTGGCGCGCCAGGGTCCGGATGGCATCAACAGCGACGCCTACCGAGCGAACCAGCAGACCCGGATGACGCTGATCAACGATCGCCAGTCCGATCCGAGGACGGCGCAGCCGCCGGAAGTGGTCGCTCGCTATCTGCACGAGACCTACGACAACGACCAGGCCCAGGCGATCATCGGTCAGCGGCAGCGCGACTACCAGGCCACCGAGGACAAGGCCGCCGGCAAGGTGGCGGCGCAGAAGGCGCTCTACGACGACTTCCTCGGGCCCGGCAGCAAGCTCAAATACATGCCGATCGAGAAGCGCAACCACTACTTCAGCGAGGGGATGCATGGCATCAACATGCTGTCGGTGAAGGACGCCGACGCGATCAGCGCCAACCGGACAGCGCAGACGGGCTGGATCAACGGCACCATCGCCGACCCCGAGCACTACGACCCGCAGATGCTGCAGAACTTCCGCCAGCGGGCCCAGAGCCTCGACGATCCGACCGCGCTCGGCGAGCTGCGTGCGCTCGAAAACAACATCGACATGATCAAGCACTTCGCCCACATGACGCCGCCCGAGCTGGCGACCGCCCGCAACAAGCTGATGCGCGGCATCAATCCGGAGACCGACCAGCCGTTCGATTTCACCGACCCCGGCACCGAGCGCCTCTATCGGACCACGCTCGCCAAGGAGAAGGTCGAGGCGGAAAAGGGCGCCGAGCAGCAGGTGGCCGCGCTGCGGGCGAAGTCCAAGCTGCCCGATGCGCAGTTCTCCCAGCAGGAGTTCGAAGACGCGATCTACACCGCGCACTTCGCCAGCAAGCCGGAGCTGGTCAAGGAGGTGCAGGCGCTCGCTGCCGCGCAGGTCCGGGCGAACAAGGTGCCGATCGGCACCGGCAATGTCGCCATGGAGCGGGCGCGGCAGGAGCTGGCGGGGAACCCGAACCTCACGCTGCTGGAGCGCAAGACCGGCGAGAAATACCTGGAGCTGCTGGGGACCTACCAGAAGGGCTGGGAAGCCGACCCGATGGGGCAAGGCGCCGCGGCGGGGCTCTATGCGCGGCCAGCCCCGTTCGACACCGGCGACCCCAACGCCGCCGCCAATTGGGCCGAGCGCGGGCACAACGCCAACCTGATCCGCCAGGCCTACGAGCAGAACGGCGCGCAGCGTGGCGACATCCCGCTGATCACCGGCGGCAATGCCACCGACTTCGGCAAGCAGATCGTCAGCGGCCCCTCCGACCAGGTGGCGAAGACATTGGGCGCGATGGGCATTGGCGCGACGCCGGGAGATTTTAAGGCGACGTTCCAGCAGAAGGACATCGCCGAGGCGATGAAGACCGCGGTGAACACCCGCGACCCGGTACGCCTCAAGGCGGTGATGGGGGTGCTCGACCAGCTGCGCACCAAGTTCCCGAACGAGTTCGAGCCGACCTACGGCAAGGGGGTCCAGGACAAGCTGTTCGCCTGGCGGTCCCGCAACGGCGCGGTGCCCCCCGAGCAGATCATCGAGGACTTCCAGAACGCCGACGACCCGCATGAGAAGGCCGGCAGGGTCGGTGTCGACAAGGCGGTCGACAAAGAACTCGGCGGTCTGACACCGAGCGACATCGCCTTTCACCTCGGCAAGTCGGCGCTCGACATCAGGAACCCGTACACCGGGCGCGAGCCGCTGATCGGTCCGGAGGGCGGCGGCGGGACACCGCTGCTGCCGCGCGAACGCGACTGGGGCACCCTGGTCACCGATTACACCGAACTCTACAAGGCGCAGCGCGAGCTTGGTGCCGAGCCCAACAAGGCGCGCGAGGCGGCAATCGCCCAGCTCCGAGATCGGTGGGGCGCATCGGTCGCCGGCAACGGCATGCTGATGCGCGACCCGCCCGAGAAGTACGGAAAGTTCTATCCGCCGATGGGCGACCCGACCAAGCCCGGCGCTTATGACTGGCTGGTCAAGGATCGCGACGAGACGATGACGCGGATACTGGGCCCGCAGATGACGCTCAAGCCTGGCGCTACCGGCGAAGGCGGCCCGACCGATTACATCGTCCACTGGCGGGTGAAGGACATCCTGGCCGATGCGACGACGCGCGAGCAGGCAGCGCGCGGCGACAAGCCGAGCTACGTCATCCACTATGTCGACGAGAATGGGAACGACCAGACCCTCAAGGACCCAGTGACCAACACGCGCCGGTTCACCTTCGATCCGGGCACGGCACGGACTCCGACCGCGGAGCCGACCGGCGGCTTTGCCGATTTCGAGGCGCGGCAGAAGGCAGAGGGGCTGCGCAAGGATGCGACGGCGAAGCGGTTGCTGTCGATCCGCTCGATGCCAGGGATGCGCCCCTTCAATCCGTTGCTGAACCTGTTCGACGCCCACGCGGAGTATCGCGATGGCCGACAGTAAGGACGACTACACCGAGCACTACAACACGCCGCTCAGCGAGCCGGAGCAGCAGAGTTATGACGGCTGGGAGAAGGCGCAGTCGGACAAGCTCGGCCGCGACGTCCACCAGGAGCTGAAGGACTACGACATGCAGGGCTACTGGCGCGCCAACGTCGGCGACACCGACGAGGGCCCGCAGCTCGGCCAGGGCCACCTCACCGACACGTTCAAGAAGCCAAACCACCCGACGTTCTCGGACGAGAGCATCTACCACGGCGTTGCCGGCAACAAAGGCGGCCACTGGGAGGAGCTGCCGGGCGGCGAGACGGGCGTGAGTGCGTGGAGCTTCAAGCCCGGCGCGACCAACCTGGAGCATCACGAGCCGGCTGAGCTAAGGGGCTACTTCGACAGGGTCGAGCCCGGCAATGCAGTCGATCTGCCAACCCCGCAGGCGCCGGGCGGAGTGGCGGGACTTTCCAACAGGTTTATTGCCGGCATTAAACAGAGCGAGGGTTTCGAGCCGGTCGCGCGGTGGGACTATAAACAGTATTCGAGCGGGTATGGGACGCGTGCCAATTATCCTGGCGAGGTGATTGACAGAGCAACCGCCGACGAGCGCTTCGGCACGGAGATCACCAAGGCGGCGCAGTTCGTCGACAATGTCAATCCGAAGCTCGACGCCGGCAGCCGGGCAGCACTCACCTCGCTGACCTACAATGCCGGTGGTGGCTGGGCCAGTGGTGTCCTTGGTGAGCGTGTCCGTGCTGGGGATATCAACGGTGCCCGCGAGATGTTTCTGAACTACAATCGTGCCGGCGGCGCGGTCAATCCGGGACTCGTCTCGCGCCGGGCCCGCGAAGCTGCATGGTTTGGCCAGAACGAACCGGGGGACGTCAGCGAGGCCGGCACCGTCTATGAGGCAGCCTCTGCCGCTGCCGCCCGCATGCGGCGCGCCGTGCGCCCTGAGGGCGGCCGTCGAGAGGGCGCCGCCACTGACGTTGCCACCCATATTATTCCAACCATGGCGCGCGGCGCTGTCAGCAGTGCGCTTGCGGGTCCGAGGGCCATGGAGGAGGTATTTGCTGGCGAGCTTGATCCGACGAGCCCCGAAGGCATCGCGGCGGCGCGAAACATCGCTCTTGGTACGGTTGGCCGGCCGGCCATGAAACCGTCGCTCGGCAGTGGAGTGGCTCTGCCTGGAGCCAAGGAGGTCGCCACCGAAGCCGCCAAACAACCAATCAGGCAGCCTGAGCGGAGATCGCGCGACGAGCCGCGCGCCGCACCGCCGGACCGGCTTCCCGATGTGTCTGAAATCAAGGCCCTGCCGAAGAGTAGAAAGCGAACAAGGGCAGCGGATCGAGCATAGTCATGGACCCCGTTCCCGAGGACGAGTTTAGTCATCCGCAGTCGCTGCCCTATCAGCCGCCGCCGGGGCCCGAGCCGATGCAGGTCATCGGCGGCGCGCTGCGCGAGGGCAACTGGCTGGTCAATGCGCTCACCCGCCAGCAGGTCCTGACCAACCCGCCGGTCGAGGGCTACTCGTTCTGGGACGACATCAAGAACAACCCGATGTGGGTTGCGCATGCGCCGGAGTTTGCCGGCTCGCGCTCGCCCCAAGAAACCCAGCAGATGGGGCAGCGCATCGACCAGGGCATCGCCGATCGTCGCGTGCTCGCCAGCTCCGGGGCGATGGGCTACGTCGCCGGTGCCGTCAACTTCGGGCTCGATCCGACCTGGATATTGCCCGGCAAGATTGCCATGACGGTTTTCAAGGAGACCAAGCCCTGGGTGCAGGGCGCGCTGGAGACCGGCGCCGGCTTCGGCATTCAGGCGGGCGTATCGGAGGCGCTGCTCGCCGGCCAATATGACGAGCGCACGGCTGGCGAGCGCCTCACCAGTGTCGGCACTGCCACCATCCTCGGCGCTCTGCTCGGCAGCGGCGCCTCATTCCTGGCACCCGGCCGGTTCGAGGCTCTGACCAAAACGATGGACGGCGAGCGCGCCAGAGGGGACGCTAACGTCCAAGGCCGGCCGATGCCGGGTCCGGAGGTCAAGCTGGGCGATGACGCCGTCGGCCGGCCGCTGCAGAGCGACAGTCCCACCGCGCGGCGCGCCACCCACGACTTCGTCGAGGCGGCGGCAACCGCCAAGGTCGACACCGACGGCAAGCCGTCGACGCTGGGCGGTGGGCCTTCGCTGGAGGTGATGTCGAACACCGAGCAGGGCGTCGCCGCCGCCCGGCTGCACGACGCGCTGCAGAAGGAGTGGACGGACTACGCGGCGAACCCGAAGCCGCCGGACAGCGAGCCGATCACCTCTTTCGAGCAGTTCGGCGACCTGGTCGGCGACGCGCTGATGGCGAACGGCAAGCACGACATCCCGCAGGTTGCCCGTGCTGCCGAGCAGGCGAGGCCGATGTTCGAGGAGATGTCCGGCCGCGCCGAGAAGGCGGTGCCTGATTTCAAGCGGGCCGAGCTGCCGGAGGGCGAGGGGTTCTTCCCGCACAAGTTCAACAAGACCGCGATCAAGGCTGACCGGGAGAAGTTCGAGGCGGACCTCACCGACCACCTCGCCGCCAACCAGGAGCCGCCGAAGCAGGAGCCGCCGAAGCAGGAGCCGCCGAAGTCCAGCGCGTTCTCCAATTTCTCCTACGACGAGGGGAGCAAGACGCTGCAGGTCACCTTCACCAAGACCGGCAAGACCTACCTCTATGAGGGGGTGCCGAAGGAGGACTTCGACAAGTTCGCCGCCGCGCCCTCGGCGGGGCAGCACTTCAACGCGCACATCAAGCCCACCTACAAGGGCCGCCTCAAGGAGGAGGAGCCGGCGACGCCGCTGGCGCCGAAGCCGGACGCCTCGCTGCAGGCGCTGCGCGCGCGTGCCACCAAGCTGACCGACGACATCCTCGCCATGCCCGACGATCGCCTCCCCCGTGTCGATGACCGGCCGGTCGAGCGCGTGCTCGACGTCTCCAATGCCTGGGCGCGTCCGTGGATCGAGCGCAACGTCGAGAAGGCATGGGACGCCTACGCCAAGACCTTCACGCCGGACGTGCTGCTGTCCGAGCGGTTCGGCGACCCCGCAGCGTCGAAGGTGTTCGAGGCCGTTGCCCAGGACCACGCCGTGCGCGCCGTGGGCGAGGGCGAAGAGGCGGCGGCCACGGCAGCGCAGGCGGGCGATCTCGCCGACCTCGCCCTGCAGCGCGACCGGCTGCGCGGCCTCCACACCGTCACGCCCGAGGCGCCGGTGCGCAACATCGGCGACCTGGCGGCTGCCGCCCATGCCCTCGCCAGCGCTCCCAGGATGGGCCTGGAGGCGCTTCAATCGGTCCCGGAGATTGCTGCCGCTCTCACCAATTGGGGGCTCGACACGGTGTTCAGGGACGCCTGGCAGCCCCTCCTACAGTCGCTGATGACCGACGAGAAGCTCGCCCGGGAGGCGTCCCGGCAGGCCCAGGTGATGGGCCTGGCGCTCGATGCCGCGCGCAACCCGGCGCCCCATATCGCCGCCTCGACGGCCGAGACCACGCTCCAAGCCGGCGCCGACCCGCTGGCGCTGGTCAAGATGATCCAGCCGCAGATCGATGTGCTGCACACGGCGGCCGGCGTGGTGTCGTCGACCGGCATCTATCGCGCTGCCAAGGCGGCAGCCAAGGGCACCGCGACCGAGAACCAGCTCATCGCGCTGGAGCGCGCCGGTATCCCCGAGGGGATGTGGTCGAAGATTGCCGACGAGTACGAGGCGAGCGGCACCAAGGTCGACAGCGTGCTGCTGCCCAACACCGAGAAGTGGACCAGCCAGGAGGCGCGCGCCGCATTCGAGACCGCCATCCAGCGCGACATTAATCTCGGCGTGGTCAATCCCGGCATCGACCGGCCCGGCTTTATCGGCGCGGTCGCGCTCGGCATGATCGGCCAGCTCAAGGAGTTCTTCGGCGCCTCGGCCACCCGCACCCTGATGGCGAACCTGCCGCGCGCCGATGCCGAGGGTCTGCTCAAGCATGTCATGTGGCCGACGGCGGTCAGCCTGCTGTCCTACAAACTCGAGGCCATGGTGACCGGCAAGAAGACCTCGAAGGACCCGAAGGAGTGGCTCGGCGAGGCGCTCAAGCACAGCGAGCTGGGCTGGCTCACCGAGGGCACCAGGGCGGCGCGGGTGGTGAAGGCGGCGGAGAAGTCCGGCAGCCTGTTCCGCGCTGTCGACGGCAAGAAGTCCAAGCATGAGCGCGATGCCAATCGCAGCATGTTCGACCAGGTGGTCGGTCCATCGACCATGGACAAGCTCGACGACATGTCGGGCGGGAACGGCGGGACGACGCCGGGGACGTGGACGGGCCACGATGTCACCGCCCGCCGCCGGTTGCATTCGACCCAGGGCCTCCACTGGCTGCACCGCACGCTCGACAAGGCCAACCGCAACCTCGGTCCTCCCTGACCTCGGTGCTTTGCCGAGGTAAACGATGGCCGGCATGGTCCCGGCCATGCGCAAGATCGCCATGGCCCTCGCCTTCCTGTTCGGCCTCACGGCCCTGGCTTCGTCCCAGGCGCCGCCAGCCGTCCCGCCGCTGCCCGACGCGCCGCGACTCACCAGCTACAACATCACCGCGTCGACCTGCGCCTGCTCGGTGGGCTTTGCCATCTACGGCGACGGCACGGATGTCGATGCCTGGCTCCAGGTATTCATCAACGGCGCTGCGGTCCTCTCGACCAACCCGGTCTCCGGCTGGGCGCTGACGAGTGTCACCGGTCCGCTCGGCAACATCGCCCGCCCGATCACCGACGCGGTGCTTACCTTCGCCATGCCGCAGACCGGTGCGGTGACGATCGTCGGCGATCGCCGGCCGCGGCGGGCGTCGCAATTCCCTGAGGACCGCGGCGTCGATGCGCGTTCGCTCAATCAGGTGATCACTGACATCGTCGCGCAGAACCGCGAGGTCTGGGACAAGGTCAATCGGGCGATCGTCGGCCAGCCGGGCGAGGTGTTCGCACCGCTGCCACCGGCGATCGCCCGCGCCGACATGGTGCTCGGGTTCGATGACTTCGGCCTGCCTATAGTCACGGTGGGCGGTGGCGGCGGTGGAGGTGGAGGTGGAGGCGGCGGCCTCATCAACATGATGCCGGCCTACACCTACCCGTGCAACAACACCAATGCGGTGGCTCCCGTCACGGCGTGCCTGCCATTCACACCGCTCCCGCCGCTGTTTCTCAACACCATGACCAACAGCCTTGGCCTGAATGCCTCGACGGCCAATCTCGATACCTATGTCGGCCAGGGCGCCGGGGCCAATGCGTCGCCGACGGGCACCGGAACGAACTCCGGATTTGGCGCTTTCAATCTGTCTGCCATGACGACCGGCAGCGGCAACAGCAGCTTTGGATACGCCTCACTGGTTGCCCTCACCACCGGGACCAACAACACGGCTTTCGGCGTCAATGCGGCAGCCGCTCTCACCACCGGAATACAGAACGTCGCCTTCGGCCCTAGCTCGCTGGGGGCGGCGCTCTCGTCGAACGGCGACGTTGCGATCGGCGCCACCGCGCTGCGCCTGGTGACCGGGGACCTCAACATCGGGATCGGGGTGGGCTCGGGCAACGGCCTGACGACCGGAAGCGCCAACACGATTATCGGAGCGTGCGATTATACGGCGACGCCGACGGTGAGCGGCACCCTCGCCTTTTGCGACGGCAACGGCGTGCGCAGGCTTGACTGGGGCCTGACCCGTCCCGCCGCAATGACACTCTTTGGTCCTGTAGCCTCGACCACGACACTGCAGACCGGGACTGTCTACAAGGCGTCAGGGCCGGCGCTGCCGACCTGCAATGCTGCCGCCGAAGGCACCTGGGCCGCCGTCTCCGACGCGCCCTCGACCACCTTCAACGCCGCCTATGCGCCCGGCGGCGGCACCAACCACATGCCGGTCTACTGCAGCGGCACAGCATGGACAATCCACTGATGCGCGCACTTCTCGCCCTTCTGCTTGCTTTGATCACCGGTCCTGCGTTTGCGCAGTTCTCCAACCTTACCGTGACGCCGACGCATCCGACGGCAGGCTTGGCGCTGGCCTGGACGGGGCCCGCGGGCACCAAGAACATCAATCGGTGGACCGACGCCAATCCGACGCCCGCGGTGATCGGCACCTCGACGACGAGCACCTACACCGACAGCACCGCGGTCGTGAACACGATCTACTACTACAGCGTCAGCCAGGGGGCGGCCTCGTCGAACGTGTTCAACGGGGTGGTGAGCGACATCACCCAGCCGTTCAATTGCCCGCCGATGGTGCCGGTCGATCCCTCGAAGCTCGGCGTCGATCGCACCGAGAGCTTTACCGCGGCCGACGGCACCACGGTGGCTTTCACCGTCCAGGCGCCGATCGCCTCGATCGCCGGGGCGAACATCATCAGCGTGCCGCCATGCGCCGGCGCATCGGGCTGCAGCGACTACAACAACATCAACAATGCGCTCATAGCATTGCCGGGTGGCGGCACAGTCCAGCTCTCGGCCGGTGACTACCACCTCGACAACGGCACCGGCGCGGTGGGCGCGGGCCTCGTTTATCCAATCTGGGGCACCGGCGGCTTCGACTTCAACGTCAACTTCGGCGCCGCGGTCAGCGCGCCCGCCATCAACGATCTCATCCTAGCCGGCGCCTCGGTGGCGAGCGGGGCCGAGCCCACCACGCATGTGTTTTTCAATCAGAGGTCCTCGCTGGCCGGATCGGTGGTCGGCGTCGTGACCGGCGGCGATCGGCACCTTGCCCGCGACATCACCTTCGACTGGGATTTCATAACGGCGATCCCCGGGACGCTCGTCACCGCGACGCCCACGCAGTGCATGGCGCTGATCAGCGTCCCGAACTGCCAGCTGTTCAACGTCACCAACGGCACCTATTACGTTCCGGACCCGACCAACCCGCCTCCAGTGTACGTGGTCGATGCCTATAATTTCACGACGCGGACCTACGAGCTGCGGGCCGGCGGACGCGGGGCCGGCGGATGTGCTCCACCGACGGTCGTGTGTCCGTTCAATCCCAATTTTGCGATGGATGGGCTGTATTACTATGCGATCAGCCCGGAACTCAACACGGTCCTGTTTCCCACCAACACACCGGCGATCATGATCGTGCGGACCGGAGAAGCTTTCCTGCCGGGCACCGACGCCTTCAATCAATCGTTCGAGAACATCCGCATCTACGGCGGCGGTGGCGGCGGCCTCATCCAGGGGCCGCACTCACAGGGCTTGCGTCTGTCGAACTTCGTCATCGAACGCAAGCCCGATGCGCTTCTCGCCCCCGGCGAGCAGCCGCGCTACGTCTCGATCTTCGGCGACAACGACAGCAACGGCAGCCAGGGCAATGTGCTCATCGAGAACAGCCAGTTCGGCCTGATCGAAGACGACACCTATTACATGCGCGGCGCCGTGGCGCAGATGCAGCGCTTGACCCGCAACGACCAGTTCATCATGGACGCCGGTCTCGTCATCAATCACGCCCCTGGTCCGACCGATGTTCTCAAGTTCATGGACCCGTACACCTACAAGCAGATCGGCACGATGCCGGTGACGTCGTGGACGTCGATGAGCTGCATGGTGCCGGCGCAGTGCATGAGCGGCACGCTGTGGCATTTTACTTTTCCGGCTGTCCCTGAGCTGAACCCCTACATAAACCTGCCGGCGGCGCAGCTGCCGTGGTTCGGCCAGCCGGCCTGGTCGGCGCCGAACTTCATCGTCAGAAACAGCTGCTCGCACGATACCCACGGCCGGCTCTCGTTCCTCAACTCGAATGGGCTCGTCGAGAACAACGTCCTCAGCAACGGCTACTTCGGTCCTCTGGTCGCAGGGATTAACTTCGCGCAACCCGGCTTGCCGACAAACTTTGGTGATGGCCCCGGCGCACGGAACATCATCTTTCGCGGCAACAAAGTCATCGGCGCCGGTTATGGCACGACGGACTTCAAGACGATCTGGGCGCCGGTGGTCGTGAGCAACGGATACCCGCAGACCGGATGGGGTTCAGCGGCGATCTCGGTCGGCAGTGGTCTTGCCGGTGTCGGCGCCGATGGGTTCTATCCGCCCGCCGTGGCGAGCCAGAACTACATCGTCTCGAACAACTTCATCTCCAACACGCCGGGGCTGTGCATCCTGGTGACGAGTGCCACCGATGTGGTGGTGAACGGCAACATCTGCGTCGATGCCAATGCGGTGCCGTTCGCCGCGGGCTTTCAGGCGACCTATTGCGGGGGCGCGTCGCAAGGCTGGCAAATGTTCGGCGCCAATCAGCCCTGGTGCCTCGCCAAGACCGCGGCGCAGGGGTCGATCATGCTGGTCAACGACGCCAACGTCGACACCACGACGGTGCCCAACCAGTTTTTGGGAACGTCGATCGGCACCATCTTCAGCTTCGATAGCTCGACGGTACATCGAACCAACATCATCGTCGGCCCGCTGTTTCATTGAGGTGCGCTCATGAAGATCGTCATCAGCTCAGGCCACGGCAAATACATCCGCGGCGCGTCGGGCTATCTCGATGAGGTCAACGAGGCGCGGCGCGTGGTCGAGGCGGTGGCCAACACTCTCGGCGCCGCCGGCGTCGGCGTGGTGACATTCCACGACGACATCTCGGACGATCAGTCGGAAAACCTCAACCGCATCGTCAACTTCCACAACAGCCAGACCCGCGACCTCGACGTCAGCGTGCACTTCAACGCTTACCAGACGACGCCCAACCCGATGGGCACCGAGTGCCTGTATGTGACGCAGGAGAGCCTGTCCGCCACCGTCGCCGGCGCCATCGCCAAGGCCGGCAGCTTCATCAATCGCGGGCCTAAGTATCGCGGCGATCTGTTC